CCATTGGAAATCCACAACCCAGCCAGCCCGATGAAAGCGAACTTGAGCGACAGACTATTGCAACTCTTATCGACCTCGCAGCCGAAGGAGACAAAGCCATCACAAAGCTCAACGCCTGCGTCAGCGCCTACAACGAAGTGAGGAGCATAGTCAATGGTCAATAGTGAGCAATTAGCACGGCTGCACATTGGCCCAGAGTGGGTCGATGCGCTTAATGAGACTTTCCAGCGCTTTGACATTTCAACGCCCCTGCGCCAGGCTGCCTTTATTGGCCAGTGTGGCCATGAGTGTGGCAATTTTAAGGTGCTGCAAGAGAACTTGAATTACAGGGCAGAGGCTCTGCAAAAGCTCTGGCCCAAGCGCTTTGACGCTGCCAAGGCCCAAGCCTGCGCCCGTAATCCAAAGGCCATTGCCACGGCTGTCTACAGTAACCGGATGGGCAACCGAGATGAGGCTTCTGGGGATGCCTGGCGCTTCATTGGCCGAGGATGCATCCAGTTGACCGGCTCCAGCAATTATTTCCATGCAGGCAAGGCGCTGGGTGTGGACCTGATCATGCAGCCCGAACTGGTGGCCACGCCCCAGTATGCAGCGCTGACTGCCGGATGGTTTTGGGACACCCACAAACTCAACCAGTATGCAGACAGCCAGGACTACAAGACCATGACCAAAAAGATCAATGGTGGCTTTATTGGCCTGGAGGATCGGATCAAACACATTAACCATGCGCTGTCTGTCCTGACATAATTACCCCATGGCCAGCCAAACACAACAGCTTGAAAATCCCTCGATTCCACCCCTTGGTTATCCCACCGAGGTGTATGAGCGCAGGCATTTCAATGAAAACAATGGCGCTTTAAATACATACTTCAGAAAAATTTCAAGTGTCCTGGGGTCTTTGATTGGTCCACGGGGTGGGCGCTTTATGAATAACCCCTATGGGGCTTTTCAAAGCACTGTGGACCAGACAGCAGCAGCGGCCAACACGGCCTATGCCATGACATTAAATACTGTCGATTACGCCAATGGCGTGAGCGTGGCCAGCAATTCAAGAATCACAGTGGTTGACGCTGGCATTTGGAATCTGCAATGGTCTGGCCAGTTTGAAAACCCAAACTCCCAGGACCATGATGTCAGGGTCTGGCTCAAGATCAACGGGACTGTGGTGACTGGCTCGACTGGATTCTTTGCAGTGCCAAGCAAACACGGCTCAGTCAATGGCCATGCATTGGTCGGATGGAATTACTTTGTGAGCTTAGACGCGACTGATTATGTGGAGCTTTGGTGGGAAACTGACAGCACTCAGGTGAGCATCCAGGCTTATCCAGCATCAGGAAATTACCCCTCAACTGCCTCAGTAATTGCGACAATGACATTTGTCTCAAACATTACCTAAATACTGCCATGTACATACCTTTAAAGTTACCCCCAGGTGTTTTCCGAAATGGTACTGAATACCAGGCAGCAGGCCGCTGGTATGACGCAAACCTAGTGCGCTGGTATGAGGGGACACTGCGCCCCATCAATGGATGGCGCACCAGGTCAAGCTCACAGATGACAGGCTCATGCCGAGGCATCATCACTTGGCGCGATAACAGTGGCAACCGATACATTGGCGCTGGAACGCATTCCAAGCTCTATGCCATGAATGAGGCTGGGACACTCAAAGACATCACACCCACAGGCTTCACAAGCGGTTATGCCAGCTCCACAGTGCTGACAGGCTATGGTTACAGCACCTATGGCACATTTGCCTATGGCGTGGCACGGCCTGACACTGGAACACCCATTGCAGCCACCACATGGTCACTTGATACATGGGGTGAGTATTTGATTGCTTGCTCCAGTACAGATGGCAAGATTTATGAATGGCAATTAGGTTTTGCCACGCCAACCCTTGCCGCGGCAATCACCAATGCACCAGTCAACAACAAGGCCGTTTTGGTCACCCAAGAGCGCATTATCTTTGCCCTTGGCGCTGGTGGAAACCCACGCAAAGTGCAGTGGTGCGACCAAGAGAACAATACCCAGTGGACACCAGCAGGCGACAACCTTGCAGGCGACTATGACTTGGCAAGCCCTGGCACATTGATCGCTGGCAAGCGGGTCAAGGGTGTCAACCTACTGTTTACAGATGTGGATGTCCACACGGCCCAGTATGTGGGCGCTCCATTTGTTTATGGCTTTGAGAAGGCGGCAAGCGGGTGCGGTCTCATTTCGGCCCAAGCGGTGGCGGCCATTGACACGGCAGCCATTTGGATGAGCAATTCTGGCTTCTGGATATATGACGGCTATGTCAAACCACTGCCAAGTGATGTGTCAGATTACATTTTTACCAATATCAACTTTGCCCAAGCATCTAAGATTTATTCGGTCCATGTCAGTAAGTTTGGTGAAATCTGGTGGTTTTACCCAAGTGCAGCCAGCAATGAGAATGACAGTTATGTCACTTTCAACTACCGCGAAAACCACTGGAACATTGGCACATTGGCCCGAACTGCTGGGGTTGACGCTGGGGTGTTTACTTATCCTTTGATGGTGTCTAGCACTGGCTACATCTATGAGCATGAGGTTGGGTTTAACTATGACAGCGCCAGCCTTTACGCTGAGTCTGGACCAGTCCAATTGGGCAATGGCGACAACATCATGTCTGTGCGCCAAGTTGTCCCAGACGAGCAGACATTGGGTGAGGCGGTGGTTTCATTCAAAACCCGCAATTACCCGACAGGCACACAATCGTCATTTGGACCATATACGGCAGCCAACCCGACTTCAGTCCGGTTTTCTGGCCGTCAAGTCAATATGAAGGTGACTGGCAACACTTTGGCCGACTGGCGCATTGGCGTGATGAGGCTTGACGCTGTGCCAGCTGGTAAGCGATGAGCGACAAAGAACAACTGGAGAGGTTACGCCACCATGTGGAGGCGGCATTAGAATACTCCGGAGGCACACATAATTTTGACGATGTCGCTGAGATGGTTGAGGATCACAGATTACAGCTGTGGCCAGCCAAGGACTCGGTGGTGTTGACAGAGATCATTGTCTATCCCAGGCTAAAGAATTTGCATTATTTTCTAGCTGGTGGCGACCTAGATGAACTCTCAAGGATGAGACCATTGATCGAATCCTGGGGCAAATCAGTTGGTTGCACCAGGGTGACTTTGGCAGGCCGAAGAGGCTGGGCAAAGACATTTTTGAAAGACGAAGGTTACAGCCCACAATGGGCTGTAATGGCAAAGGAACTTTAGGGGAATAAATATGGCATCAGAAGCACTCAATTGGGCATTGGCCAACGGCATGACGCAGGCCGAATTTGATCGAAACATTTTCAATGCTGTGCTTGATGCGCAGAAGCCTGGCTCTGGCGTAACAGATTCTATGCTCCGGTCTGAGATGGATCGACTTGGCATCTCTCCAGCAGATGTGGCCCGTGCCACTGGCGTGACCACTCAGAGCGTTGAATCCAGATACGCCACTGCCATTCCCAAGACTGAGGCCGAGCTGATTGCTGATGCAGCTGCTGAGGCAGAACTTGCAGCGCGTACAGCGCGAGACACAACAGCCAGCCAGTCTTTGATTGATGCGCGAAACTTGGCGGCTCAGACTTCTGCTGGCAATTTGAGTGCGGCTCAATTGGCGGCTGCCAATGCGGCCCAGCTGGCATTGGTCCAAAGACAAAACGAAGCGGCTTTGGCTTTGCAACAACGCAATGCAGCAGCAGCGGCTGAAGCAGCGCGTTTGGCTGCATTGCAAAGAACTGGTGTAACAACGCCAGTAACAACGCCAGTAACAACGCCAGTAACAACGCCAGTAACAACACCTGGCCTACTTGCCCCAACTGGTGCAACCAGTGTGACTGGCACAACACCATTTGCCAATGCCACTCAAGGCTTTGCGCAGAACTTTGCCAATTACCAGTCAATTCCCATTGGCGCTCAGTACAACCCCAATGTGGTCGGTGGCACTGGCTCACCTTACTCTCAGATCATGGGTCAGATGCGACCAGTTGGCAATCCATATGCCAATGTGGTGGCAGGCCAAGCAATGGGTGGATATAACCCTGGTCTATATGACCAGATTGCTGCGGCTAATTTGGCCAATACAGTGGCAGAACAAGTGGCAGCTGCAACGCCAAGCTATCAGCAAGAATCAACAGGCTTGGCCAAAGGTGGCTATGTCCATGGCGGTTTGATGTTTGGGGCAAATCCTCCTGGTCCAGATGATGGCGCTGTCAATCTTGACATGGGTGAGTATGTGATCAAGAAGTCTTCAGTCAACAAGTATGGCCGCGGTCTTCTGGACATGATCAACGAAGGCAAAGTGCCTGCCAAGAAAATGAAATCTTTACTCGGATAAGGTGGCAATATGTCAAAAGGTGGAACAACAACGTCAACAAGCTCCATTGATCCACAGATCAAAGAAGCATTCTTGGCCAACTTTCAGCAGGCCCAAGGGGTCGCTGGTGCATTGCCAGTCCAGCAATTTGCTGGCTACAACCCAATGTATCAGGCAGGCGAGGAAGCTCTGGTCAACACGGGCCTTGCTGGCCCAGGCATCAGTGGCACAGACTTGGCCGCGCAAATGGCCGCTTATGGCGGCATTTATCAGCCTGGTCAGATCACAGCGCAGCAGACTAATTTGAGCATGGGGCAAGGCCCAGGCTCAATTAGCAGTTACATGAATCCATATACATCAGCTGTGCGCACCAATGCATTGGCTGATCTGGAATCTGCAAGACGCGCTGCCATCCAGCAAACTGGTGAGCGCGCCACACAAGCCCGTGCATTTGGTGGATCACGCCAAGGTGTGGCCGAGGCTCTGACTAACCAAGGGTTTGCCAAGCAGGCCGCCACATTAGGCACAACTTTGAATGAGCAGGCATTTAACCAGGCAATGGCCATGCAGCAGGCAGACATTGCGCGCAGATCAGCAGCCGACATTGCCAATCAGCAAGCAGGCTTGCAAGGTGCGCAATTGAGGCTAGGCGGTGCAAGCCAGCTCGGTAATTTGGCTGCCCAGCAACAAGCATTGCGTCTTGGTGGCGCTCAAGCGGTCATGGCCGCTGGCGGTGCGCGTCAGGCTTTGGACCAGCAACAAATGGATGCGATCCGCAATATTGGTCTCCAGCGTCTGGGTGTGGTCCAGTCTTCACTCGGTGCGCAGCCTGCCAACCTTGGCATGGTGGCAACGACTCCATACACAAGAAATGTGGGTGCGGGTATTCTTGGTGGTGCTGCGGCTGGGGCGCAAATAGCTGGACCTTATGGCGCTATTGCCGGTGGAATTCTTGGCGCACTTGGTTAAGGGGTAAAAAATGGCTGATTTTGATTTTGCAAATTTAGGAAATTTATTCAGTGGTGGCGGCATGGGCGGCACTCCATCAGGACTTGATGCACTACTTTCAGAAGACCAGCGCAAGCTCTTGGGCCGTAATGCGACACTGTCAGCGGCTGCTGCATTGCTCCAAGCCAGTGGCCGGAGTGCAGTGCCAATCAGTTTGGGTCAAGCGCTTGGATCAGCTTTGCAGGCTGGTCAGCAAGGTTATCAGCAGGCTAGAGCTGGATCACTGCAAGATTTGCTTTTAGGTGAAAAGATAAAAGAAAGCCAACGTGCAGCTGCATCTGAGGCTAATTTTTTAAAGATGTTGCAACCACCAGAAGCCGCTGCGCCTGCACCGATGCAACCATTGACGGGCGAGGCAGTGCCACCGATTGAGAGATTTATGTCGGAGACAATGCCAACAGCGCCTGCACCTACGGCAGCCAATCCATTGGCCAACTTGAGTTCACAGCAACGTGCCTTGATTGGCGGTCTTGGCCGAGAGAAAGGCACTCAGTATTTACTAGAGGCCATGAAGCCAGAGGCCACTCCAGAGAATATTAAGACTTTAAGAGCATTAGGTCTGCCTGTGACACTGGAAGGCTTGCGTCAACTGGACAAGCCAGAGCCATCACCAGCCGAGTCGCGTTTGCTTAAAGAGGCCGGAGTCCCCGTCACTCTTGAAAATATTATGCAACTGAGGCGCTCTGGTGCAACCAATGTCAATGTCAAAGTCCCAGTGGACATGACTAGTGGTCAAAAAGGGTTTGAAAATGAGATGAGTCTTGGCAAGGCATTTAAAGCAGAGCCAATCTACAAAGACTACAGCGATATGCAGTCTGCATTTGGTCAGGTGGTTTCATCATTGAGTGCAGGCACACCAATTGGTGATGTGGCTGGTGCTACCAAGATTATGAAATTGCTAGACCCTGGCTCTGTGGTGCGTGAGTCTGAATTGGCAATTGCCATGGCTGCTTCTGGCCGTATGGATCGATTGAACAATTATTTCAGCAATATGCTAAGTGGCCAAAAGCTCACACCGACTCAGCGCGATGACTTTAAGGCTTTGGCCAACGAACTGTATGCAGCCGCTGGCGATGCGTACAACAAGAAGCGCAATGAGTATCGAGGATTTGGTGATGCTTATGGTTTCAAAAACCTTGATACAGCCCTTGGCGCTCCAGCCACCATTCCCTCATTGATGCGAACTGCACCAAGTGGAGGTGGTGGTGGTAGCAAAGTAAGACCATCCCTTGGTAATATCTTTGGTGTACCAGGAGGCTGATCATGGATGGCATTAAAGAGAAAATCAAAGAAGCTCAGAAGGCCGGTTACAAGGATGACCAGATTATTCAGTTTTTGGCTCAACTGCCCGATGTTGGACCACAAGTCACAGCTGCGCTTGAGAATCAATATAAGCCAGGCGAAATCCTAAAATTCTTAGGACAGTCTCCGGCCTATCGAGAAGGCACAGAACTGCCAGAAAGTTTTCGCGGGTTTGTCAGCGCCATGCAAGGCCCCACATTCAACACATTCCCTAGAATTGTGGGCGCTGTTGGCGCTCCATTTGCAGCGCTTGAGCAAGGCATTCCATTGTCTGAAGCCTACGCGCAGGGCCGTGACATCATGCGCGGTGCTGCCGAGTCCTATCAGCAAGAATCACCATACAAGGCCGCTGGTGGCCAACTGGTGGCCAGTCTGCCCATGGTGGTTGGCGGACTGCCAAGCACTGTCGTCAGGAATGTTGGCGGTGCTACGTTGCCTGCAATTCAACGAGTCGCGCCAAGCATTGCACCCTCAATTCAAGCGGCAGGCAGATACATGACTGCTGCGCCTGGTGCTGGCCAAGTCATGGGCATGGGCCAGCGCATGGCACAAGCTGGTGGCTCTGGCGCTGGCTATGGATTTGTCAGCGGTCTTGGCGGCTCATACGAAGATGACGCAATAGAGATGCTGAAAGAGGCGGGCAAAAGCGCATTGATCAGTGGCGGCCTAGGTGTTACCACTCAGCCAGTGATGGGCATTCTTGGTGCTGGTGGTCGTCAGGCCATGGCGCGTATGTCTCCCACAGCTGCTGGCACTTATGCCCAGCAAAAGGTGGCAGAGGCATTGATTCGTGATGTGCCAGAGCCATTGACAGGAGCAAACGCATTGACCAGAGCGCAGGCCAGACTCTTGAAATTAGGCCCAGAGGCTCGCATTGCTGATGTGGGTGGCCCGTCTACACGCAATTTGCTCGATGTGCAGGCTACATTGCCTGGCACAACGGCAAGTGCTACAGAACGTGCTATTCGTGAGCGCCAAGTAGGCCGTGCTGGCCGATTGATGGAAGCGTCTGATGAAACCCTTGGCACTGGTGGCGCTCAGTTTATGCAAAGCATTGAGAACTTTGCAAACAAGCGCTATCAAGAATCACGCCCTTACTATGCTGTGGTTGATGCTGCTAATTTATCTGTCGATAACAACTTGATCAATTTGCTTAAAAAGTCAGGCAATATGCAGCGCGATGCTGAAAACCTTTATAGAAAGCAAACTGGCCTAGACATTGATCTGTCAGCCTTAAAGTATGGCGAACAAGTGCCAATGAATGTTTTGGATACTCTGAAGCAGACTTTGTATGACTCAGCGCAAGCCTTAAGAAGAACAGGCAATAACAATGACGCATTGGCAACTGACAAAATTCGCGTTGATTTGACCAATTTGCTTGTCAATAAATCACCCAAGATTGGTGGCCAGTCTGCTTATGGTTTGGCCATGAAGACTTATGCTGGACCATCACAAATGATGGATGCTGCCGAGATTGGTCGAAAGGTCATGCAAGGTGACATTCTTGATGCGCAGCAAGCTATCAAAGGTTTAAACCCGTCTGAACTTGAAGCATACAGAATTGGTGTTTTGCAGGCTTTGCGTCAAAAGACTGGCACAGAGGCTGGCCAAACATCATTGCTCAAATTCTATAAAGAGCCTGCAACGCAAGACAGATTGAAGGCCGCATTTGGCAATGACTACAAAGCATTTTCTGCTGCCGTTTATAGAGAAGAGGCGCTTAAGCGTTTGGAATCTGCTGGCCGTGGCTCGAAAACTGCTGGAATATTGGCTGGACAGGCTGATCTTGATATTGCACCATTGGCCCAGACAGCTGGCGCAGCGGCTTCTGGAAGCCCAATGGCCATTGTTACGGCAGCCACTAATCTGGCCCGTCAGACTCAGACCCCAGAGGCGGTGCGAAATGAGATTGGCCGCATCTTGCTCTCGCGTGATCCCCAGCAATTGACACAACTGGCAGATATTGTCAAGAAACTGAACGAGTCTCGCGCTAGAGCTGCTGGTGTTGCAGGCCGTGGTGCTGGCCAGATCGGTGGAATGTTGCCCGACTATGTTGCACCATAACTAAGACCCAAAAAACGCGGCCACAAGTGGGTCGCGTTTTACTACCCGTCTTTTCTGCCTGCGTCTGGCAGCGTCAAAGTCTTTGTCATCGGCTGACATTTTTTCTCTATATTTTTTGATGCGCTCTGAGCCTGGCACTGGCCCAGGCGCTTCAGCGTCAATTCCATCACCCCATGACCACAGAGGCCGCCACTGGCCATTGGCGCTCACTCTGGTATATCCACTGATATATACCAATTCATGGCGGTGCAAATCAAACAGAATCCTTGCAGCACTGCGCCTGGCACAAAAACACAACTTGGCCAGATCAAGGTCTGACAGATTGCCTTTCTTTTGGAGCGCTGCCTCAATGGCAGGGCTTACACGGGGTTTCAAGCCTCTGGCCATGTGCTGGTCTCCATTCTGGCTTTCAAGCGCTCCAGCATTGTTTTGACAACAAATGCACGGGTTTTAACTTCATTGGGGATTGCATGGCCAAAGACTTCTGGGTGCAGAAGGTCATTGACCAGATCAAGGCAGGCATCAATGGCTGGGGGTAGGTCTTGGTTCATTTGATTTGATCTTGAATTCGTTTGCCTATCCACGCCACAACTGGCACGGCCCAACTGTTTCCAAGCGCTTTATACCTTGGCCCATCAGGTGACTCAGCTGCTTTGCGCCAAGGGATATTGGTGTATCCATCAGGGAAGCCTTGAAGACGTTCACATTCAACTGGTGTGAGTCTACGCACGGCCATAGATGTAAGCAAAGGTGGGTGCTGACCCTTTGCCAATGTAAAGCATGGATCACCAGGCTTGGGGTTTGATCCATTTTGTGGCGAGGTAATATTTGTTGTGTCCCAAACCATAGGCTGTGAAACCATTGGAGCATTACCACCGCCAGTCCCCCATCTTGCTCTAACAGTAGAGCTAACATCTCCTAATTCTGTGACTCTGCTATCAGAAGGATGGTTCTCATAGGCTTGAACAGAAATTGGTTGTGGAATCAATCGACCAGTGTATGCATCTTGACCACTGTATGCACCAGGGTGACTGTCAGCGCACAAAGCGCCCACAGTTTCATGGTCTAACATTGCAGTCACAAGATTTTCTGAACCACCGCCAACATCACCGCCATTGGCCCTTAAAGTCCCAATGCCCTCTCTATATCCACCAATGCTACTTGGTGTGTATGAAGCCGCAACTGGTGTTTCTATAAACCATTCGTCTTCACAGTTAAACCCGACACGACTGACTCCAGTGCCGCTTGAAGAGATGGTGGGAGTGACTTTCCCCTCTTTTCTGCTCTGCGGAGTATCCCTGCGCAAGCCCTCGAACTCAAAAAGAATCTCGGTGAGATTGATGTCGTCTCTAGAACTTGCGACAACGAACACACGTCTCCTACGTTGGGCCACTCCGAAATGTTGGGCATCGAGGACTCGCCACGCGACTGCTCTTTGGGGACCAAACACACAACCAGCGTTTGACCATCTTTCCCCTGGCGGTTTGATCGGATCACTTTCCCCGGCAAGCGCTCCAAGAAAGCAGCCGAAGGCATTGTCTTTGGTGTTGAGGACTCCTGGGACATTTTCCCAGAAGACGATTGCTGGAGAATCTCCTCGAAGAGATCGAACATGGTCAATTGCATTGGCGATACCTACAAATGTGAGTGAAAGATTGCCTCTGGCATCATCTAAAGAATTGCGAAGGCCAGCCACAGAGAAGGCTTGGCATGGTGTGCCACCACAGAAAAGGTCTGGGGCTTCAACTTGGCCAGACAGAATCTTCTCTGGCAAGAGTGTCATGTCCCCATGGTTAGGGACATCAGGGTAGTGGTGCTTCAAGACTGCACAAGGGAATGGCTCGATCTCAGACAGCCATGCAGCAGTCCATCCAAGGGGATGCCAAGCCACAGAGGCCGCCTCAATGCCAGAGCAAACAGAGCCGAACTTCATGGCGTGTTTTCCTTATATTTCTCAAGCGCAGAGACCTCAATATGGTCCACCAAGCCCTGCAAGATCATGTGCGCAATGTCCACATCAGTGCCTGCAATGTATGCGTTATTGAGGGTCATTGATTCATCAAGGTCTGGCTCATAAGGTGAGCCATGGGAGTCGGTCGAGCCTTTCTCTTCTGGGCTGTATTCCAGAAAACATATAAGGTCCACATCCTCCACAGTGCAGTCGAACTGGAACAAGCCTTTGGGGCAGTTAGGTGTTTTGCTCATGCTCAACCCCTCCAAGCTAGCATCACGCCAATGCCGCCAAAAATAATGATGGCCAAGACGCATTCGATCAGGGTGGTAATGATTTTCTGTTTCATAGTTTGCCCCTTTTTACAGTTGTTTTAATGATTCAGAAACTTCATCCAACTTGTAGCCAAGAGAAATTTTCTTGAAGTTGTCGTAAGTAGAATACCAAGTGCCATTTGTAGAAATTAAAAATTTCTTGCCACTATTGCCTGTGCCTGTCCATAGAGGATTAGTGCGGCTAAAGACACCAACAGGGTGGCGAACAATGTTGCCAAATTTTGTTTGCTTTGATGGGACTTCAAAAGTTGTTGCGTTTGTCATTTCGTTTCTTTCGTTTATTTCGTTAACCAACTGAATTTGTGTTGGTGTAACGGATTATGACTCAATTAAAATAAGTGTCAACAACTATTTAATTAAACCCTACAAACTAGTCAAGTATTGACATTAAATGCAAGTTAGAATGCGGTCATGCAATCAATTCACGATATCAAGGCAAAGGCCAAGGCTCACAAGATAACCATGGCTGCGGTATGCAATGAGGCTGGCATCCAGCAGTCCCAGGTAAGCCGGTGGCTGTCTGGGACTGTTGAGCCACTGTGGACATCAGTCAATCAATTGCACTTGGCCCTTGAAAAACTGATCGACCAATCACCAGTCGTTATCGACTGATTCGGCCACTGGTGCAGAGCCTTTGCCTGCCACCACGCCAAAGTCACTGGCAGCTGTTGGCTTTGCACCACCCAGCGAGTCACCCTTTGACAAAAGCATGATGTTGTTCAAACCATACGACACGCCCTTGTTGCCTGCCTGGTCATAAGCATAGGCATTCAAAGACACGCGGCCATAGTCGCCAGAGACAATATCTTGTGATCCAAGAATGTCATGGCCATGGGCATCGACTGCACCAGGCTT